CTTGCTGAAGCGCCGTCATTTGGCGATCTTGATTCACCGTCTGACTCATTTCTTGGCGCATTTCGTACTCTAGAGTCGCTCGTTCGGCCTTTCTGATCTCTCGTCGTAGAGCAACAGCTTTTTCTGTCTCACCATCCAATACCATGTTCTGGTACTCGACTTCTTTCGCGTCGAAATCGTAGTCCTCTGGGGCATCTTCAGCTTTTTCATTAGCTGCATTGATTTCATCTAGCTGTTTCTGCAGAGCTTTTTGCTTTGCTAGTACCTCATCAAGCCGAGCTTTAGGAACCATTGGCTTTTTAGCCGATTTTTCCTCTACTACCGGCTCTTCTTCTAGCTCGGCGTCGGGGGTTGTTTCTTCTTCTGTACTTTGTTCATCTTCAGAAACAATTTCCTCGGGTTCTTCGGTAGCGGTTTCTTCTTCTGCATCCTCTGCCACAGTCTCTTCTTCAATGACCTCTTCAGGTGTTTCAAAACTTAGGTCCAGCTCAACGGTATCGTCTGCCTCGGGTCGATCCGCACCAGGCATTACGTCAAACTCAAGTGCTTTTTCTTCGGCTGATGTATTTTCTTGGTCACTCATATCAAAGTCCTATTGGGGTTGGTTTTGGGGTCTAGATTGCTGCATAGCTGTAGTAGCAATTTTCGTAGCAGCGCTGGTTTGTGCTTGGTTTTCCCTGATGCTGTTTGTAGCAGAAGACAGTTCTCTTCGAAGTGCTAACTGCTCGTTGTTCATCTGAATCTTCGCTTGCAGCTCAGCCATACGAACCTGCGGATTAACTTCCGCAACTTCTTGTATCTTCGCCACATTCATAGAAGTTTCTGACTGAATCTTCTCTACCTCTGCTTGGAGCTTCATGGTCTCAAGCTGAAGATTCTGCATTGCTAGTTGCTGCTGAGCCTGCATGGCCTGGGCCTGCTCTGGGGAGGGCGGCTCTTGCCCAGTCAGAACACGGATTCGTTTGGCCAGCTCTTCCTTCTTGAGAAGGTGGCTGTAACTAACAATCGCATCGTCTGGGATAGCGACGCCAGCTTGTCTGAGGCTGAGGGCTTCAGCAAACTGAGTCTCATCGAAGCTGTCTCGCGCGGGGGCGGAGGTAACTATCACATCGTATTCACCAATAGTAAGGTTATTGATGATGTCGCCCTCTGGAGTCATGGCGTTAAGCAGCATCGGCTCTCTAGGCTGCATAGGGTCATCCTCATTGGTAACCTGGACAACGCGCTCTTCTGTGTAAAACGTCTGAATGAGGTTCAACACTTTTTCGGCAAGGTACTGCCTAGTCTTAGCTAAGTTATCCAACGGCACTTGGATCATGATTGCGCCACGGTTCTGCTTAGCCTGGATCGCGATACCCGATACTTCTGCACTGTCCGTGCCCAACATAGAGTCGTTAATTCCGGAAATAGTCTGGATATTTGCTGCAGCTTTCTGCGCTATGCGGTCCAATCCAGTAGGTATTTGGTTGGCACCAATCTTCTGCGGGGGGGTCGTACCACGCGCATATTCAAGCACTAGGCCAGTCTCTGCGCCGTGTTCCTCGAGGTCATCTGCGGTCATACCGACCAACGATCCCGACTCAACCATCCAGCCACTATTAGCTGTAGTATTAACTATGTGCAGCTCTTGGCTAGCAATCTTGTTTAGCTGCTCTTGCGGAGAGAGTAGGTTGCGGATCGCTCCAAAAGGGCGACCCCTGCGGAAGTAGCAAAAGAACGGAACAATGGTGAAATCGTTGTAGGGGGACCAGTCGTCGTGCAGTACGACTTGGTCACAGGTCACAGTCCAGCGAACTTTGCGTATCACTTTCGTAATAAGCTCCATGTCGTACTGCTTTGCGAACTTCTTACACTTCGCTTCTTTCCAGCTGTCGGGGCACTGCCTTTGATCACCAGTAGATCGGTCGACGAAGAATGCTGCGCGAGATAACTTCTTGTGCTGCCGCTCTACTACACGCAGCGCTTTTACGTTACGGTACTCTTCATCGCCAGGAACTCCAGCGCCGAAGTAATCATCGTTGGTCTCAGTGTCACCAAATCGTGTCTCTTGATATTCAACCGAGTCAGGTCCGAAACTCATACCGTTCTCAGCTACAAACAACAGGCGCTCAGCTTTGTCCTTGCCGTATAACTCTTCGATCTCATCAAGCGTCATCCACTTAGACTCAAACACTTCGTTCCAAGTTTTAGGGTCGGCGTCTTTTGCGTCGGGGTCGATTAATATGTCCAGCGGGTCTTTGGCCGAGATTCGTATCTCACCCTCAACGTGATCGCTGAAGTCCATGCGAACATCAAAATAACCACGACCGTCCATAATCAAGCCGTCAGAGAACACCTGCTGCTCAACCCAGTCCAGCTTGTTACTGTCCGATATCTGTAGGTACAGCTTGGTGAGAGTATGCGCTACGGCCTCATCTCCACCTCTTCGCGGCTTAAACTTGACGTCTGCTCTGCGCGAGGACTGCTCACCTAAGATAGTATTAATAGTAGGAAGGATGGTGTTGATCGTTAGAGCAGGGCGCCCTTCGTTTTCTAGGGCAGCCGCATCGTCAGGGTCCCATTGATCGCCCTGATAATACTCATCACATTTGAGCGCCATATCCACGTAGTCTAAGTGCCCATTGTCCCGTGCGCGCTCGTAGCGAGCCCACTGAGTGCGGGTAATCTCTTCTTCCTTCGCAGGATCTATCTTCTTTGTCTTTGTCATTTTTATGCGCTCATTGCCGATTTAGTGCGTTCGCCTTTAAGTAACCCAGGCAGCTTGTCTCTCCAGCTTGGTACGTGCTCTACCTTTTCATGGAAGGTGCTGAACTCAGTCATCATCAAACCAATCCAGGCCAGGGCGTCCACCTGGTCGTCGTGTACCCCATTCGGGAAGCGCAATAACTCTGCTACCAGTGGGCCTGTAAATTCTTCGTCTCGGGGCAGGAAAACCATACCCTGTTGCATCCGACCTTGGATTGCTCTGGCGCGCGCTTCTTTGTCCCTGCGGCCTGTCTTTAAGTCTTTGAAGTACGCCTCGTAGAGCCCACGTTCGCGTACACGTTTCTCGAGGAATGGCCCAAGAGCCATCTCGATGTGCCCTTTCTCAATACCTATGATCGAGGGCTTCCACACTTCGTAGAGGTCGAGTATCTGCTCAACCAACTCAAAGCCGTCAAACCGACCACGCACCATGTCCATTACAAACAACTGGTCATACTCATCGACACCTACAACGATGCCGACGGTGTAGTCGTTCCTATCGTTCTTACCGATCGCCAAGTCCCACGCGCAGTAGTAGCGCATGCGGTCCTCATCAACGTCTTCTCTGTCGTAGTAATTGATCATGTCTCTGGTGAAGTAATCACCATCGTCAGCTACAGGGTTCTGCTGGTACAGGGCTGACCAGTCTCGAGGGCCAACCGCTTTTTCTATACGGGCCAGCGCCTCCTCGTCATACCTCTCCCTGTGGAGAGCGTCACCTTGTTTCCTGAATTCTTCATCAACCTCAGCTCTTGCGGGGTAGTTAACAACTTCCCATTGCTCGCCATTATCTGCTGCTGCTTTAAGTAATCTGCCCGCAAGGTCATCATCGTGCCAGCGAGTAAGGATAACCAGCACGCCGCCACCAGGAGCGAGACGTGTGTACGCCGTAGACGTATACCAGTCCCAAGCAGAGTCACGTGCGTTCGATGATTCGGCGTCGTCACGGTTCTTTACCGGATCGTCGATGACAAGGATATGAGCACCCTTACCAGTAATACCACCGCCAACACCGGCAGCAACATAGCCGCCGCCAGAAGTTGTAAGCCATGCTTCAGCAGACTGCGACTGTGGATCGAGGCGAGTTTTAAAAGCTGACTTGAATCCTTCTTCGCGTAGGAGTCCACGAACCTTACGGCTGAAGCCCATAGCAAGCGAGCCTGAATACGAACAACTAATAAATTCGTGCTGTGGATTGCGGCCAAGGTGCCAAGCTGGGAATGCCACTGACGCAAGCGTGCTTTTACCGTGTCTAGGCGGCATGAATAGCATAAGTCTTGGAGACTTCTTTTCAGTAACATCTCTAGAGAACTCCTCTAGTCGCTTGCATATGTCTTTATGTACCCAGCCAGCCGTGTAATCTGGATTAAAACGTTCGACAAAAGGGAGTAGCCGCTTACGAGTCAGGAACCGTAGAGCGAGTTCCGCGCGCGCCTTATCCTCTAAGGTCTCTTCAACCGCGGCCTCCGGTTCGGGGCTCGCGGGTAGTGGTTCTTGCTCCGCGATGTCCGCTTTGCAATACACGCAGAGTCGGTCGATGCCCGCGTACAGTGTCTCGGGGTGCGACGCCTTGCAGCGTATGCATTCGACCTTCGTGACTTCTGTCATTTAGTAAGGCTTGTATGCCTTTTTCTTAGGCTTAGCTTTGGGCTTAGCTTTCGGTTTAGCTTTCTTCTTAGCAGCGGCAGCAGCTTTCAACTTAGCAACCTGCGCGGCAGCTTGTTTTTTACTATGCGGGAATTCAGTACTGGCCATCGTTACTTCCTTTTTCTTTTAACAGGCATACCTGTAATTTTAGTTTTGGAGATCTTCTTGCCACCAGGTTTGCCTGTTACTGCGGCGTTTCTCGCGATTGCTTTTGTCTGCTTATAAACAGTCTTAGCCATAATTAATCACTCTTCGGTTCGAGGTAGTCGAGGTCTTTACCCGCGATCTTCAACAAATCCTCATCGGTCATGCGCTCAAGCTGCTTTGTACCGTTGATATTGATGTTCACTTGGGTAGCGTTTTCTGGTGCAGCAAGACCGTGCAACTTCACCAGTGAATCGGTGGTGTTTTTCATCTCAGTGGCGTTTGCCGACGAGTTGTAGGCTTCCATGTACATCATGTGCGCGTGCTGATTGGTGAATTTCACCTCTTCACGCATCTCCTGACGGAAATAATCAATCGCTTTTTGGACTTCGGGGACTTTTGCAGCGGCATAGGTTGCCTGGGGGGACGAGTATCCCGCACCACGGCCCGCGGCGGCGGTTGTCATACCCGAACTAATGAGCGAGACCAGTTTTTCTTGCTGCATGGTCAGCGATCCGCGGCTTATGCCCATGTACGGCATATGCGACTGGAATTCGGTGTGCTCACTGACTAGGTCAGTGGACGGTGACTCCTGCTGGGGTGCTAATTCCATAAAACTCTTGGTCATTATCGAAGTACACAAAAGCAGGAGCCCCATCGAACTCTCTCGATGACACTTCTGCTATCCATTCTTCGGCGTACTCCTCGGAGTGGCCTTTGGATACAATTATTGAGACAGCTTTGTCGTAGTTGTAAGCAAGCACTTCACGCCCATTTCGAACCGTGGAGCCTATAATCGCTTCGTCTAACCCGTCGATCGCTACTACTTCAATATCGCTCATGCGTTATATTAGCTTGGCTAATAATTAATCACAAGAAAAATCGTTAATTGTCTTGACCCACCAGTAAAACATGTCCTCAGAGAGGGTGTGTTTCATGATGTTGATTCGGTAACAGACAAGTTGGACGTTATAAACCGTGTAACCCTTTTCTCCAGAGACTCGGTCAATGGACGCGTTGTAGTCCTTGCGGCCAGATCCGTCGAGGTGATGTGTAAGGTACACACCGGATATGGCGCATTTGCCGTCTTGCTTATCCCATAGTGCGATAAGGTCTTCTGGTTCGATTTCGAACGTGACGTGGTTGTCGCGCTTGCCTTGCTTAACACTCGATTTGCTTTTGGAATATAGGTTACGCAGGTAACTTTCATAAGAGGCAGAAATCCGCGACGTGGTTTGGTTTGCTTTGCAAGCCATGCAAATGTTGCGTCCTGTGCGAAAATGCGACGCTTCCATCGTCTTTTTACATGACAAGCACTCTTTAGTGCTATCAGTCATGGTTGAGCATATTAGCATAGCTAATTGTTTTGGATCACTTTTTTGAAAATTTTTTTATAAAAATCTTTTCTATATCGCTCATCGACTATCTCCCCCCTTACTTAATCACGACCCCCGTCCCCCGATTCCGGATTGTGGAACCTTGTCCACGATTCGCTTGTGGAACCTTGTCGCGTTTTTAGCCTCGCGCCTTCAGCGCTCAGCGTCGGTTGAAGATGTGAAGCGGTTGATGGGTCAATCGCACTTAATAATATCGGAGTAATCATCATGTACACAGCAACTATCAAGAACGTAGCAGTAGCAAAGAACGGCACCCCAGCAATTTACTGCGAGAGCAAGTCAGGCAACATCTACAAGCTCCGCACTCCGGTGCCAGCCGAACGTGCCCCCACCATCATCGCTAAGATCAAGGCTGCCAAGGTCATCAACATCCAGCACTGGATCAAGGTGAAGGAAGGCACGTTCACCCCTAAGCCTGCCAAGACCAAGGCACCGCGCCCCGAATACAAAGAGGTAGTGATCAAGGACCAAGCGGCCCGCATAAAAGAGCTGCAGGCTCAGGTTAAGGCGCTCAAGGCTCAGCTGACAGAAGCCCCAAGCGATGCGGCCCTCGAAGAGATGGAGATCCAAGCCTCTATCGATACCGCGAACAAACGCTCCATAGCCGCCAAGAAAGGCTGGGAGACCCGCCGTAGCAACGCAGAGGACATCGAGCACGCTACCAAGATGTGGGAGTTCGAGAAGTTCGGAGACGAAGCAGGTGCTATTGCTTACCTCGAGTCTCGCACGACTCCGATGTGGGATGAGCTCAAGGCACAAGAAGCAGATAGCGGGGTGGCGTCATGAGATATCGTAGCTACGAATCACGAACCGCGACCGTTGGTCGCGCTCCGCGGATCGCGGACAGCAAAGCGGAGCTAAAGAAGCTCTATCATCAATACATACGAATGGGGTTCGATGCTCGCGAAGCACGGTTCAAGGCCCTCAATCACCACACCATGAAACTCTAACGGAGAAAGCCCATGAAACATTCTAGAAGAAAGACTCGTAGATCGCGGTACACGGATCACGGTCAGGACATCATGTTCCTTGGTCTGCTGTTCATGCTCGCGCTCCTCCACAGCGTCGTGTTCAACGGGGTTATGTGATTTGTAGCAGGTTGTAGCAACTTGTAGCAGGTTTGTAGCACCTAATCGCTACACATTAATCCCTTTTAAATCATACACTTAACCTAATTTGTAGCAGATGTAGCAGATGTAGCAGCTTTTTCTAAGTTCGTTCAGACGTTTTTTTAAAAACACGTTTTATTTTTTAAATTGAACTTCAACTCAAAACTACCTGCTACATCTGCTACAAATTCTACAACCCGCGCCGCAGCTGGCTTTGCTCGTTTTCAAACCTGCTACAAATGCTGCTACAAGCTGCTACAAACGCCCCTGTTCCTGCTACAAGCACCAAATCCGGACCGCGAATCGTGGTTCGTTAACCATAAACCGCTTAGACGGTTAACTATCATCAACAACGGAGTAATAACCATGAACAAGTTCAAACGAACTCAACACCGAGCTACTAAAAAGCTCGCTACCACACGCTGGACATACGTACCGTTCCGCACCAGTTGCAACCCGCGCAACAACAAATATCACTGGATCAACCTTCACCCTAACTTCTGGAGTATCCGAGAACCTCGAGTACGTGGAGCGCGATTCAAGCACCACCTTGCAGGTCTCACGTTGAAATACCACTGCCGTCAATCGGCACTACTCGGGCATTACTGGATAGGAGGGTCTCGGTTATGAACTACACAACTGACCCAGATCTAGTCCCTGATTGGGATGCTGGTGGCGATCGAGATCTATACAAAGTCATTATCGCTGGCTCACGTGAGTACGATGACTATCATCACTTGTCTACAGCTTGCGACTTCCTACTTAGCGACGTGTCCCCAGACCTACGCATCGAGATTGTATCTGGCGGAGCGCCTGGCGCTGACACGTTAGGTGAGAAGTATGCATATGAACGTGGCTATTCGATAACTCGATTTCCTGCTGATTGGGAAGTATATGGTCGAGCTGCTGGTCCTATACGCAATCGTGAGATGGCTGAATACGCTGATGCACTCATCGCTTTTCCAGTAGGTAAATCACCTGGTACACGCAACATGATCAAACAAGCACGACAACTTGATCTTCATGTTGACTACGCTAATCACAATTCACCAGCTTTAAAAGGTATGCAGTCATGATGCTATTTGCAATTGGTTACTTAGTTGGATGCGCTTTCACTAGCGCTTCCTTCTATTACTTTATAAATCGGGAGCTATCACAATGAACACTATCACTGACATGTTTGACTATGTGACTAGTAACTTCAAAGAGTTTGTTACTACTTGCTTATTCTTTTCTTTTTTATTTTTTCTTATCTATCTCGTGTCTTGTTTATACGCATATAACGTGCAAACCGCTGTGTATTCACAGGACATACCTAACAACATGATCTGTATCAAGGACACAGTCCCTGACGCTTATCTATGTTCACCCGATGCCACTGTCCCGTGGTATCTATCATCAGAAGGAGTACTTGCACATGTTCAATAAATTCAAAGCATCTGCTGCAGCCATTATGGCTAGGCGCAACGAGTATCAAGACAAAGCTAAACCTTACCTTGATAAATCAATTGCTTATGCTAAAGAAAACCCTAGCGATGTAATGCTGGGTATAATGACGTTACTACTCATGGATATCGAGTCTGACGTTGACGACCTAGAAGCTCACACTGGCATATCAGCTGCTGTTGATCTTCATGACTATCGAGCACGATAACCATTCCGTAGGAGGAATATACAATGAAAGAACTTAACTTAAACGTTGAAAACTGGTCCCTCGTAGACTCTCACGAATCTTCGGAGTCTATCTTCAATATTTCTGATGTCATTTCTTTGGCTGACAGTATTAGCTGGGCTAATAACGACGACCTCTGCGACATCAACATGCACGAATACACACACTAAGCCATTTGTCCTCCGGCCAAATCGCGTCGGTTACTAAAAGTGAGTCACATGGGTGGCTCACTATCATCAATTAATAGGATTATTACTATGAACAACTTTTCTTACACAACTGCAGCAGTACAGTACATCTCTCATTACAAAAACCAGTACGGCTTAATCGCCTCGTATGTCATGCGCATACAAGGCGAGCAGCCCGAGTGGCCTCTACTCAACTGCATCGCTGTTGCTCACGACAGAACTACAGTCTCCGCTACCGACCACAAGTTCAACGGCGGAGAAGCTCCAGTCGCACAGCCTGTCGCGTTCCTCGACTTCGTTCAGGTAATCATGAACAAAGTCTGTGGTTTCGCTCGCCAAGACCTCAAAGGGAAACGTACTGAAGACTTCGGTAACGGTATCGACTTCTCTCAAGAGCTCACCGATCAGATAGGTTTCAGCGTTGATACTGACAAGATAGAAGAGTTAGTTGACGAGGACTTCTACACCCTCAACAACCTCCACTGCTACGTGGCTCAGGGTATGGAATATCTCACCGATATACCCGCACTTCGCTACCATGCAGAGAGCGTCAAGCTCGAGGACGGTACGTGGGTCAAAGATCATATCGCTGACTCCTTCGACGAGGCTATCACTATCATGAACGAAAAAGCTCAAGCCTACATCGAGTCTCTTGCCGAGATACGTCAAGGTGAATCATCCACCATCGACTTCTCTGCCAAGAAAGCAGCCTAATTACTCCCCCTTACCCATCCAGCCTTCGGGTTGGGTGGGTTTTTTTATGCATCTGTATAGCCCATCGCTCGCTTCGCTCGCTCGCACCCGCTCGGGAGCCAGTGTGCCTGCTTCACTATCATCAATTTAACTATCATCGCGAGCGCAGCGAGCGGTGTGCGCGAACCACGAACCGAGGACCGAGGACCGTGAACCATGACCAACGAACAAATGAAAACGCTTGCCTCACTATCTAGTGATGGCTACGCAGTAATCGTATGGACCCCAGAAGAGTTAGGCGACGTAAGTGCCAGGCTCATTGAAGACCAAAGCATTGAACTAGGGCATCAGATCATTGAGGACCAAACCGATAGCTGCGGCATATTAGAAATGGCGGATGACCAACTGTTTCAAAAAATCAAAGAGCTAATCTTTAAGGACCGTGAATCATGAACATTCTTGTAGAAAACGTAAGCGTTGATCTGCTTCGTGCTCAACGAGCCAAGCTGCTTGACTTCCTAAACCCAAGCGACGAGATCCAGGGGCTTATACACCTGCTCGATCACATGCTTGATAAAGCGGAGCGCGAATCATGAAA